TCCCCGAGATGACTCGGGATTTGGACCAGGAATTTGGCAAGAAGGGCAACAAGATTGGCGACACCATCTATGTCCGTAAACCGGCTCGGTTTATCGGACGCGATGGCGCGGCGTACTCGGCAGAATCTCTGACCGATACGCAGGTCCCGGTCACGATCAACCAGCAGTCGGGCGTGGACTTCCAGTTCTCGACCGCTGAACTGTATCTCAGTTTGGACGAAATGAAGCGCCGGTATCTCGAACCCGCCGCTATCAGCATCGCCAACAAACTGGATGCACGCGCTTTGCAGATGGCCGCGCAGAACGCCTCGAACATGACCGGCACCCCGGGCACGACTCCGGGCCTGAACTCGTCCAACGCCTTTACGACTTGGTTGAACGCCGGTCGGAAGTTGGACGAAATGGGCTTCCCGCTCAAGGGTCGCTCGCGCTGCGCGATCATGAACCCGGCGGCGAACGTAGGCTGGCTGTCTTACAACAGTTCGCTCTACAATAACCAGGACAAAATCGGCAAGCAGTGGTCTACGGGCCGCGTTGCCGACATGATCGTCGGCTTGAACACCTACATCGACCAGAACGTCTACAACCAGACGCTCGGGACGTTCGGTGGCACCCCGGCAGTCAACGGCGCGAGCCAGACCGGCACCACGCTTATCCTGGACGGCGCTTCCAACTCGATCACGAATTGGGCGGTAGTGGGCGACGTGTTCAGCATCGCGGGCGTGTACGCGGTGAACCCGCAGACCCGCGCCAGCACCGGCCAGTTACAGCAGTTCCGCGTTATGGCGGCTGCTGACTCGGATGGTTCCGGTAACGTCACCTTGACGTTCACCCCGGCCATCGTTCCGAGCGGCCAGTTCCAGAACGTCTCGAACGCTCCGGCTGACAATGCTCTCGTGAACATTTGGGACACTGCGGCGGCGGGCCAGAGCGCGCTGAGCGGTATCACGGCGGCTTGCAACATGGTTTGGGACAAGCAGGCGTTCGCCTTCGTTTCGTTCCCCGGCGAAGTGCCGCAGGGCGTGGACAAGGCTTACGCCGAATCTGCTCCCGATACCGGCGTCTCGCTCCGCTTCGTGCGGGACTTCGTTACCCTCTCTGACCAGTGGACCAACCGCTTTGACGTGTACTACGGCATGGCCCCGCTGTATCAGGAAGGCGCTGTGCTGGTGGCCGGTTAATGGAAGACGAAAGAAGAAAGGACACAAAGACCATGAAGAAACTGATTGCACTCTTGGCGCTTTCGTCTGTCGCTGCGTTCGCAACGACTTACGGCGGCCAGAACGACACTACGCAGACCACGACCTCGGCGGCGGTTTCGGCCACCGGCTCGGTTACGGAGGTATGCGTCGCGTCCGCTACCAACATCAACACCCCGGCGGCGACCCGCAACGGCACCTATCTGGGCATCGACCAAGAGGCGTTCCAGGTGACTGGCTCCGGTTCTTCGGCCACTTGCTTCAAGGTGAAGGGCGGGCAGTTGGGCACGGCTCGCGCCGGTCACGCTTCGGGCGCGAACGTATGGGTGGGCAATACGGCCACGGGTTCCGGCGATTCCAGCCGTCCGTTTTCGGGCGGCGCGATCATTGCTTCGGCCCCGGCTGGCACCTGTACCGCTTCCGCGCAGTATTCGCTGCCGGTGGTGGTTTACGGGGCAAACTCGCTGATGAACGTCACCAACGGTACGGCGTACATCTGCGGGGCCAATGGCCGATGGGGAAAGCTGAAGTCGTTCTGGGTGGCTCCGACGAACTGCACGTTCGCTCCGACCACGCTCACCACGACCAATACCTATCCCCAGGTTGGCAACTCGACGCTGTTCGTCCTGAACGGCACCACGAACGCTGCGACCGGCACGCTTACCCTTACCTGCAACTTTTATCCGTCGGCACTGATTAACACCAGTTCCCCGGCGGTGTTGCAGGATATTGTGGCGTTCTACGGATCGCAGACCACCGCACCGTCGGCGCTCGGTACCCCGACGCTTGGCAGCATCACGTTCCCGGCTGTGGCGACCTCGGAAACGGCATCGACCGTGGCCCCGGTTGCGGCAGGCGGCACCATTACCAAAACCCAGCCCTCGCAGATCACCAGCACGACCACTGCCGGTTCGTATCTGTCGGTAGGCTACACCTTTGCCAGCGCCGTTGCCCTCAACGGGGACTCAAAGGTGTTCCAGTTCACGCAGCCGTTTACCAACGGAAGCGCTGCGGCGATGACGATCAACACCCCTGGGCTGTTGGTCCACTACGTCGAAGAACGCTAACCCTCCGGGGGAGCCGGGGAAACTCGGCTCCCTTCCCCCTTGAAAGGACCAACATGGCACACAACCCGTTTAAGCAGTTGGATTTCACGGCTAACGAACGCATCCCAGAGGCTCCCAAGCCACTGAGCGCGTATCCCAAGCATGTGAACTTCCCGGACGGCTCCTACAAGGTGGCCTACGACTCGGAGGAGGAAGCGGCGTACACGGCAGAGGCCGAAGGGATTGCCCCGAAGAAGGGCAAGATCAAAGGCTTGATGTCGAAACTCGGACTTTAAGGAGCCCATGCAGACCTTTACGGAACAAGAACGTCAGGCAGAAATCGCTCGCCTGATGGCTGAATTTGAACACCCGGCGGCGGATAACCGTCCGGTGCTGATGATTGACATTTTGGAGCAGCAGGCGGCGCGGAACGGCGGGTTCCCTAAGTGGCTGTATCACGAAACGCTGGCCCCGCAGCAGGTAAAGAACCGCGACCAGGAGCGCGCGATTACCGCGCAAGGATACAAGCCGTACTACGTGCAGCGGGCGAACCCATACCCCACCTTCGTCTTTCGCCGGAATATGGACCCGAAGTTCGAGAATCCGTCGCCCGCCGGGGACCCTGGCGACTTCGTGGAGCAACGGCTGGTGCGAAACGAGCAGGAAATGGAGTTACTTCTGAAGGCGCGGAAGCCCAAGACGGCTATCGGCGAGTGGACCAAGGAACTCGCGGAGTTGCCGCCGATTGCGGAAGGGCCTTCGGAAGACCCGGCGGTGACGATTGCCCGCCTCCAGGGTGAATTGGCAGCGATGAAGAGCGACGATGCCCCGAAGCGTGGGCGGCCCGCGAAAGCGGAATAGGGAGGACGCATGGCGACCTTGACGGCGACGGCGGCGATTACCGCATCTTTGCAGCTTCTGGGCGTATTGGACTCGGGCGGAGCTCCGTCCACGGCTCAGAAGGATGATGGGCTGCTGTACCTGCAAAACATGATTGACAACGCCAACGATGACCCCAAAATGGCGATTTCGTCTACCGTGGTCACGCAGGCGCTGTCGGGGTCGTCCTCGTACACCCTCGGGACGCGGTACAGCAAGGTTCTGGCCGCGTCTTTGGATATGGCGAACGGCGTAGGGATGCCGGTACGGGTGTTGCAGGACGCGGGGCAGTGGTACAACCTCGTTGACCGGCTGAGCACGAGCCTGCTGGTGCAATACGTCTGGTATGACCGCGCCGCAAGTTCCCCGAAGATTTGGGTTTCTCCGGTGGCGGCGTCGGGGACTCTGAATCTGGTGGTTCCTACGCCCATTACGAATTTCAGCGACCTGACGACCCCGGTTACGATGCTTCAGGGGTATGAGTTGTGGATCAAGGCGAACCTGGCAGACATTCTGGCTTCGACCTATGGCATGGCCACGCCGAAATCGGTCACGGACGAACTGACGCGAGCCTTGACCATCATCAACACCCTGAACGCTGAACTGCTGACGCCTTCCCCGGCGGTGCCTCCGGTGCCGCAGAACGTGGTGACGGCATGAGCCTGACGGCGCGGCAGATGATTTACCGGGCGTGCCGCCACTTGGGGTACGCCTTCCAGGGGTCCACGGTGCCGCCAGACCTCGAGTCTGACGCGCTGCTGACGCTGAACGAAATGATCGACTCGTGGAACCTGAACCGCTGGCTGATTCCGTGGCAGGAGATCGCCACGTATACGCTTACCGCGAATCAGACCTCGTTCACTATCGGCTCCGGCGGCGATTTCGACGGCAACCGCCCGCTGCGGATCGAGCAGGCCAATATCATCATCAACACCTACTCACCGGTGCTCCGTAAGCCATTGGATATTGTGGACTTCCGGCAGTGGTCGGCAGTAGCGGTGCAGGAAGTGGCGGCGATCCCGACCATTCTGTACTACGATGCTGCGCTGACATCTGGACTGGGAACAATTTACCTGTGGACGCAACCGAATCAGGCTTATGACATCGAACTGTATCAGTGGCACGCAGTTTCCCAGTTCGCCACGGCTACGACATCCCAATCGCTGCCGCCTGGGTATGACCGGGCTTTGATTTTCAACTTGGCTGTGGAAATTTCGTCACTTGCGCCTGACAAGTTCAACCGCAGCAAGTTCGACGAGGTGCGGCGGCTGGCTCGAGAGTCGAAAGCGGCGGTCATGGACTACAACTCGCAAAGCCCGTACATGACCACGGATGGGGCGTTCCAAAGCGCACAGAGGCCGCAGAGCGGCTTCAATGTACTGACGGGAGGTTTTGGGAATGGCCCCGGGACTTTCTAACGTACTTCTTGCTCGGGCCGACTCCGTAACCTTTGCGGACGCTCAGAATACGGCCAGTTTCCGGGTCTTGAACAACGTGGCCGGTTGGTCGTGGGCGGTTCAACTCGCGGTATGCGTGGCGATGGTTCTCGGATCGGCTCACAATTTCAAGGTTGTCAACACGGTTGTCAATCTTGTTGCCGTTCATGTGATTCACGTCCTTGCCTGTGGCATCGCCAAGGAAGGCGGCGGCGACCAAGCGATGAACGCGGTGCATGGTTTTCTTGAACTGGATGCACAGCAAGACCTCAAGGTATCCGGTGTGCGGGTTCAGTTGCAGTTTGCGAACGCGATTTACGCCCCAATCGCTCTGCTTGCGCCGAATATTCCCAAGGTTGCTGGCTTCGTAGGCTTCAAAGCCGGGAATCTCTTTCCAAAACTCGATAGTTCCATCCATGTTTATGGATTGCCAGTGGAGCGAGCATGAGCACGGTCCCCTACAGCGCCTTCCCATTCTGCGGCCCCTCCTATCAGGCGGCGTCGGTAACGGTGGATTGTCAGAGGAGTCTTAATTTGTACCCCGAGACGGCGCAGGAACCAGGCGCAAAGACGCCGGTAGCGTTGATTGGGCGACCGGGGCTGACACTATATGGCACGCTCCCGAATGGCCCGGTGCGTGGTCTATTCGCGGGCAACGGGCGGCTTTTTGCGGTGGGCGGGCAACACGTTTACGAGGTGAACCCCGTCACCTATTCGGTCATTACCGATTTCGGGACGCTTGGGCTATCTGGGACCGGGCCATGCAAGTTCGTGGTTTGTGGCACGGGCTCAAGCGCCCAGTTGTTTGTGCTGGACTCGTCCAAGGCCAAGATCTATCACGTTAACCCGGTCGGTCCAGCGGTAACGAATGTGTACGACGGGTTCAGTGTTGATTACCTGGATGGGTATCTATACGCTTTGTCGTCGTCCACGGTGAACCTGCTGGCGCAATCCGATCTGGGGGATGGCACTACATGGCCAGCGCTTGACACCGTTGAAATCATT